CACCCTCGGTCGCGGCAACACCCAGTTCGGTGAGTTCCAGCCGCAGCGGGCCATCTCGAGCAAGAACTTCGCACGGCTGAACGCCTTCGACCCTGCCACGGGAGGCTCCGCAAGGACCATCCCCGGACTGGCCGTGGACTTCGTCGGGCAGGTCGTCGGTCTCCCCATGCGGTTCATGGGCTCCTCCGACGAGTTCTTCACGACGCTCATGGCACGGGCTGAGTCGGACGTCGTCCTCCGCCGCATCGTCGCGCAGGACCGCAAGCTCCCCATGACCTCCGTTCAGGTGTCCACGGAGGTCGAGCGGCTGAAGAAGCTCCTCTTCGTGGACGGCCAGCTCTACACCCGCAGGACCACCCTCGAGCGCGGCATGAGGCTGGCCCGGGACAAGTACCTCCCCGCTGCGTTCCGGGAGACCCTCGAGGAGTCCGTGGCAGCCGCCAAGGGCCTCGATGCCAAGGATCCCGCCGTGCAGGCCGAGGTGTCCCGGCTCTACTCTCAGGCGGTCGAGGGTGGCAAGGTCAAGGCCGTGGGCGACCTCCGCAAGTCCAAGGACTCCGAGGTGCTCCTCAAGAGCCTCGACGCCGCCGGCAGGAAGTCTCGGGCCAACCCGATGTTCATCCCGGAGGTCCAGCGGTTCGTGGACCAGAACTGGGATGCCTACGTCGATGAGGACTTCATGGGGGCCGGCCTCGGTGCCAACCTCCAGGGTCAGACCGGGCAGGACTACAAGATCCTCCAGAAGGCGTCGTCTGAGATCGAGCGTCGTGTCCGCGAGGCAACCTGGAAGCGCGAGTACGACGACATGGCCGAGTCATCGGTCTACGGCACCCGCCTCGTCGGCAACATCGGCAAGGCAACCGCAAGTGCCGTCAGCCACGTCCCGGCCCTTCAGCTGGTGGTGCCGTTCATCCGCACACCCACGAACCTCCTGGCGTTCGTCACCGACCGAAACCCCGTGGGACGCATGTACGACTGGGTGCAGGCTGCCCGTGCCGGGGACAAGGAGGCCGTTGCTGAGGCGACCGGAAGGCTTGCCACGGGCACCCTCCTCTACACCACGGGCATTGCCCTTGCCGCCAACGGGATGGTCACGGGCAGGGGTCCCAAGGATCCCGAGCTCCGCAAGCAGCTCCTCGCCTCCGGGTGGATGCCGTACTCCTTCCGCTTCGGGGACACCTACGTCTCCTACGGCAGGAACGACCCCATCGCCACCTTCCTCGGGCTGGTCGCGGACACCTTCGAGATCGCCTCGAACACCTACGACCCGTCCCCGGAGGACCAGGACGCCGTCATGCAGATCGCCACGGCGGTCATCGGCTCGGTGGCGAACAACGTCACCAACAAGAGCTACCTCCGTGGCATCGTGACCACCCTCGGTGCCCTCACGGGCGACGAGAACGACTTCAAGAGGCTCCAGCGGCAGTATGCGGGTGCCCTCGTCCCCAACGTCCTCGCCCAGGCAGAGACCTACGGCATGGATCCGGACGTCCGCGAGGTCCGCTCCATGATGGATGCCATCCGTGCGCGACTCCCCGGCTACGGGGATTCCGTGGACAAGGTCCGCAATGCCCTCGGGGAACCCCTCAAGGGCAACGAAGGGTGGGGCAGCATGTTCCTCCCCGGGACCGCCTCGAGCAGGACCAAGGATCCCGTGAAGCGTGAGCTGGCGGACAGCCTCATCTCCATCGGGTCTCCCCGCAGCACCCTGCCGGGAGGCATTGACCTGCGTTCCATCAAGCTCAAGAACGGGCAGTCCGCCTATGACCGCCTCCAGGAGCTCACGGGCCAGATGCGGATCAACGGCAAGTCGGTCAAGGACCAGCTCGCCTCCCTGATCCAGAGCCCTTTCTACCGACAGCTCCCGCAGATGGGACAGGACAACCTCGATTCACCCCGCGTGTCCCTCGTCCGTGGATACGTCTCCAACTACCGCAGGGCTGCCATGCAGCAGCTCATGCAGGAATCCCCTGAACTCGCCAGGGCCGTGGCTCACAGCCGCGAGGTCAAGGCTTCCATGCTCCGCTGAGAACCACAACAATGCCATACGCAAGCGTCACCTACACGGCCACCAACGGCCAGACCGTGTTCGGTCCCGTCACGTTCCCCGGCGGGGCCGCACTCCAGTCCTCGCACATCAAGGTCTACCTGAACGGGAGCCTGGTGACGACCGCAACCGTCTCTGGGAGCCTCAGCGCACCCACGGTGACCCTGGCATCCGGGGCAACCGCGGGGGACAACGTCCGGATCGAGCGGCAGACCCCGACCACGGCGGCAACCCGCCTCGTTGACTTCGAGGATGGTGACGTCCTCACGGCATCCGACCTCGACACGGCGATGCTCAACAACCTCTACGTCGCCCAGGAGGCCAACGACGTGGGTGCCAACGGGCTGCCCCTGGATCCCGTGAACAACGTGTGGAACGCAGGGGGACGCAAGATCGTCGGCGGGGTGAACCCAAGCGCATCCACGGACTTCGCCACCAAGGGCTACGTCGATTCGGTGGCCTTCGGGCCGTCCTCGGGGACCGTGACCAGCGTGGGCCTGACGATGCCCAGCATCTTCAGCGTCGGGAACTCACCGATCACGTCATCCGGGAACCTGAACGTTGAGTTCCCGAAGACCCCGCAGAACCAAGTCCTGGCGGCACCGTCGTCTGCGGCAGGGGAACCCTCGTTCCGATCCTTGGTGGCGGAGGACATCCCGAACCTGACTGCGGCCAAGATCACGGACTTCAACACGGCTGTCCGCACGAACCGCCTCGACCAGATGGCGACCCCGGCTGGTTCCGTGGGCATGGGCAGCCAGCTCGTCACGTCGGTCGCAACCCCGGTCAACCCATCCGATGCGGCCACCAAGGGCTACGTCGATTCCAAGGGGTTCATGGACTGGACTCCGAACGCCATCACTCCGACCATCGTGGCTAGTTCAACTGTTCAGGTTGAGTGCCGGCTGACCAACTCGGTGAACTCTCGACTCAACACGATCAACTGGACGAGCGCATCCGGAGCGTTCAGCGGGAACAGCGGGCAGAACTGGTTCCGGATCAACAACAACACCGGGCAGACGGTCACGCTGCTCCTGATGCACAGCACGATCCAATGGGACCTCGCTGGGTTCAACCAATGCGCCAACCCAAGCCCAGTCCCGTTCCTGTGGTCAACCATGGACACCGTCAACTACACGAACGCCGGTGGGTTGATTACGTTGACGAACGGGTCGTTCCACTACTTCAAGAGCCTGAATCCGCTCGGGAGCGAGTGGGGAAACTCCCCGTACAACAACTTCGCACAGGGTGTCGCCGGAACCCAGGCATCCTGGGTCATGTGGTTCCTCCGGTTGAGCTGACCATGACTTCCCAGCAGCACCACGACGAGCTGTTCCTCGCCATCGGTCGCCTCGAGGGCAAGGTCGATTCCCTGCTCTCCATGCAGGGCCACCAGCAGGAGCAGATCAAGGACCACGACAACCGCCTGCGGGAACTCGAACACGCCCGCTCGTTCATCATCGGGGGAGCCGGGGCAGTCTCGGCTGCCGTGTCCCTCCTCATCCACCTCTTCTCAAAGTAACCACATGCAGATCGTCACCCTCGTCAACGAAGCGGCCAACGCCGCCATCACCGGCACCTCGACCGCCTACCGCCCCGTCGTCGGCTACACCAGCGTCTTCGTCGCGGAGGTCAAGGCGACAGCTGCGTCTGCCCCGACCACCACGGGCACCGTTGCCCTCCAGGGCTCCCTCGACGGCGTGGACTGGGTCACCATCGACTCATTCGCCGTATCCGCTATGACCCAGCCTCTCGGGGTCGGCGCATGGAACACCACCGGCGGCTACCGCACCTACGTCAAGGTCGTCCAGGGCTTCCCGCTGATGCGCGTCTGCACCTCGGCAGGCATCGGAAGCGCCGGCTCCCACACCCTGACCGCCTACGTCGCCAATGGCTGACAAGCAGGTCCTCAAGGACCTCCACTCCCTCCTCTGCGGGGAACTGGTGCGCCGGATCCAGTCCGGCGAGGCCACCCCGGCTGACCTCAACGTTGCCCGCCAGATGCTCAAGGACAACTGCATCGACCAGGCTGCACTCGAGGGAACCCCCATGCTCCGGCTGGCGCAGAGCCTCCCGTTTGATTCCGAGGTGGAGCGAAAGTTCGGGACCTGACGCTTGCAGGACAACCTTGACCCGAGGCTGAAGGACTTCAGGAACGTCCTCTACCTCACCTGGAACGCCATCGGGCTCCCCGAGCCCACCAAGGTCCAGTACGAGATGGCCGACTGGGTCCAGAACGGGCCCCGGAGGCAGGTCCTCATGGCCTTCCGCGGGGTGGGCAAGAGCTGGATCACGTCCGCCTTCGTGATGCACCAGCTCATGCTGGACCCGTCGAAGCAGTTCCTCGTCGTGTCGGCATCCAAGCAGAGGGCGGACGAGTTCACCAACTTCTGCAAGAAGCTCATGGCGGCGGTGCCCTTGTTCCACCACCTGGCACCCAAGGACTCCCAGAGGAACTCCTCCATCGCCTTCGACGTGGCCCCGGCTCCCCCGAGCCACGCCCCGAGCGTGAAGAGCCTCGGAGTCACCGGGCAGCTCACGGGCTCCCGCGCAGACTGCGTCATCCTCGACGACGTGGAGGTGTCCAACAACTCGGCCACCACCACCATGAGGGAGCAGCTCCAGGAGCGGATCAAGGAAGTGGACGCCATCATCAAGCCCGGGGGCAGGGTGGTGTTCCTCGGCACCCCGCAGACCGAGGAGTCCATCTACCACGTCCTGAACGAACGCGGCTACGAATGCCGCATCTGGCCGGCCCTCTACCCCAAGGAAGAGGAGATCCAGTCCTACGGCGGAAGACTTGCCCCCTCGGTCACGGAAGAGTGGTCCGAGTCGAGGGTCGGAGAGCCCACGGATCCCAAGAGGTTCTCGAAGGAGGACCTCCAGGAGCGGGCCCTGTCCTGGGGCAGGTCCGGGTTCCAGCTCCAGTTCATGCTCAGCACGTCCCTGAGCGATGCCGAGCGGTATCCGTTGAGGCTCTCCGACCTCATTTCCTATGGAGGCGACCCGGAGCAGGGCCCGGAGCGGCTCGTCTGGTCAGGTGCCTCCGACCGGGTCGAGGAAGACCTCCCGTCCGTGGGATTCAAGGGAGACCGATGGCACAGGCCGCAGGTCATCTCCGAGAAGTTCCTGCCCTACACGGGCTCCGTCATGGCAATCGACCCCTCGGGCCGAGGCGAGGACGAGACCGGGTACGCGGTCATCAAGATGCTCAACGGCTGGATGCACCTCACGGCATCCGGCGGACTCCGCGGCGGCTACACCCCGGAGAACCTCAAGGCACTCGCCAAGGTCGCCCGGGACCAGAAGGTCAACCGCATCCTCGTCGAGTCGAACTTCGGGGACGGGATGTTCACCCAGCTCCTCACCCCGTACCTCCGGGAGACCTGGCCCTGCACCACCGAGGAGGTCCGCCACTCCACCCAGAAGGAGAAGCGGATCATCGACACCCTCGAGCCCGTGATGAACCAGCACCGCCTTGTGGTGCAGCCCGCGGTCGTCAGGGCCGACTACGAGTCCACCAAGGGACTGCCCCCGGAGAAGCAGCTCTCCTACATGCTCTTCCACCAGCTCACCCGGATCACCCGGGACAGGGGAAGCCTCCGCCACGATGACCGCCTCGACGCCCTGAGCATGGCCGTGGGGTACTGGGCCAAGGCGGTCGCCGTGGACGTTGACCGCATGATCCGCGAGAGGAAGCAGAGGGACATGGACAAGGAAATGGAACGCTTCGAGGATGCCCACAGGCGCTCCTTCGGAGGCCCAAGGAACACAGGTCTCAACTGGATGGCAAAGAATCACCCATGACTAGCTCGAACCCGAACTCAAACCCAAACGCCAACGCGAACACCGGACCCACCTTCCGACCGTTCGCGGTCAACCGCAAGGGTTCCGTCAAGTTCATCCCGGCGAACTCGGTCGGGCTTACCAAGCCATCCATCTCGCAGGCCCTCCAGACCGGCGGCGACCAGATCCAAGTCACCTGGGGTGACGGCGGAGGCGATACCTACCGCCTCCAGGTCTCCACCAACGGCGGGACCTCATTCAGCGACGCCACGACCACCTCTGGCCTCTCCTTCACCCACACCGGGCTGTCCTTCCCGGGCTCCTACACCTACCGGGTCCGTGCGGAACTCGCTGGCGAGGTCAGCGACTACAGCGACAACGTGACCGAGACGATGGTTGACGTGCCGGCTGCCCCGGGTGGCCTCGCGGTCACCGGAGCAACCACCTCGTCCATCAGCCTGTCCTGGAACGACACCGCCGACGAGTCCTCCTACCTGGTCGAGGCGTCCCCGGATGGCCTCGGGTCCTGGACCACCGCAGGCACCACGGGACAGAACGTCACGACCTTCACCCACTCAGGGCTCTCCGAGAGCGTCCAGCGGTACTACCGCGTGTACGCCGTGAACAAGGCAGGATCCGGCCTTGCCAGCTCCTCGGACAACACCTGGACCGTGCCGGCGACCCCCACGGGTCTCTCGGCAACGGCCTCGTCCTCGACCCAGATCAACCTCAGCTGGACCGACGTGTCCACGGGGAACACCTCATACAAGGTCGAGCGTTCCACGGACAACGTCAACTGGACCGAGATCGCCACGGGGCTCTCCGCGTCTGCCACGACCTACTCCGCGACCGGCCTCAACTCGAGCACCCTGTACTACTTCCGGGTCCGTGCGGCCAACGCAGCGAGGAACTCGGCCTACTCGGGGACGGCCTCCGCGACCACGCAGAGCGGGGCGCTGTCCCCATCCTGGTCGCTCGACTTCAGCAGCGGCACCCCCTCGGGCTACACGCTCACCCGCGCCAGCAGCGGCACCTACGTGGACTCCTCTGGCTACGTCGCGTCGGCGTCCACGAACGTCGCCCGCCTCACGCACAACAGCAGCGGCACCCGGCTCGGGCTGCTGGTGGAGGAGAGCAGGACGAACACCCTGCAATACTCCGAAGATCCGGCAAATGCTTACTACACCAAGACGAATGCTTCTATCGACAACAACGGCGGTTCGTTCTGGACATCCCCGGCAAACACGTCAGATGCGGTGCTGCTCAAGCAGGACACCGCGACTGGCGTTCACAGTGTACGTATTGGTTTGGGAACTAGCACGGATTCCTGTTGCAGCGTGTTCCTGAAGAAGCAGTCCGCGAGCGGAGTAGGCCGCTATGCAACAGTGATGTTGAGGAGAGCAAGTACCTCGTACTACCACGCCACATTTGACCTTGACCAAGGAACCGTAACGCAGACAGCAATGGTGGGGGGGCTCATTAGTTCCGCCGACCATGGCATCGAAAATTATGGAAATGGATGGTATCGGTGTTGGGTAAGAGGAACGATGGCAAGTGCTAGTCCAAGTTTCAATGTGGCCTTGGCAACAACGGGCACGCCAACCATGACTGATTACGGCGAGTCGTACACGGGGGCGAACACGACC